GTTATGAATCCTGCTGCTTTAGATGATATTGTAGATCTTTTTAATGAAGAATTTAAACCTGCGATTTATGAATTAATCGAAGATGATATTATAATTCCTGAGCCCCCAGAAGAGGAGCCAGAAGAAGAAGTAGAACCAGAAGGAGAGAATGAATAATGAGTAGTGAATGGCTTGATCTTTTACAACAAATTTTTCAAGTTTGTATTATTCCTCTGCTTGGTGTATTAACAGCTTTTATTGTAAAATATGTTAATGCTAAAAGTGCAGAAATGAGCGCACAAACTGATGATGCTTTAATGCAAAAGTATATCACTATGCTTAGTGAAACAATTACTGCTTGTGTAATTGCAACTAATCAAACTTATGTGGATGCACTTAAGGATAAAAATGCATTTGAACTTGAAGCACAAAAAGCTGCTTTTGAAATGACTAAAAATGCGGTTATGGAAATCCTTAGTGCTGATGCAAAGAACTATCTTAGCAATGCATTTGGCGATCTTGAAACTTATATTAATAATATGATTGAGGCTGAAGTTAATAAAGCAAAAACAGTTAATACTGTTCCTGTTGAATTAGTAGATGCTGGTGGAGAGATTGAAGCTGCTATGTGCAGAGCAATGAGAAAAGTATAAAAAAAAATAACGGGGTTCACACAATTTTCATGTGTGAACCCCGTTTTTGTGTTTTCTACAGAAGAAAAAATTAAATCTGTGAGATTTTCTCGTCATCTTCTACAGAATGACCTACCTAGGCAGAATATTTTACTTTAACCAAATCAAAAAGAGCATCGCCATGACTATTTCCGCCCAAACTCTTATAAATATTATGTTCAGCATCAAGAGCCTCAAATTCATTAAGAGTAATTACATGGCCATCCTCAAGTAATTTTCTACAATCATCTTTAAATCCGCGTCCTTGAATGCTCAAGATTCCACCCTTGAGAACATTCATATCCCCTCTGAGATTATCAACAGACTGATAAATTTTATCATCTTCTGCTTTTAGAGCTTTTTCCCTTGCATAAAAATCATCTAAAAGCTATTGGCGGTCAGCTTCAAATTTATCGCCTCGGGCCCAAACTTCATTTAAAGCTTGTTGGTGGTCTTCTTTAATAGCTTTATTAATATTCTACCAAAGTTTTTCTTCTTTAGTTTTTTCTTGACTGTCATATAATTTCTTATAATGACGAATAAATAAGCCCATTATGGTGACGATAATTCCAAATGCGACTTCTAGCCAATATTCAACAATAAACTCTACCAATCTTAACACCCCTTTCTATTTAAAATAACCTCGTCTATATTATAATAAAAACCATTACAGATAATATAAAAAGAGTTGGCCTTACCAATTGAAGGTCAACTCTTCTTTTTTTGTATTCTTTTGTACACTAGGAGACTATATATAGTATAGACCGATACATATAGCATCTGACTAATCTTGAGTAGCTTTTATGCCGAGGTTATTTAGTACGAATTGTTGGGCTGCTCGTTTCTATTCATCCCTACGAGCGCCCTTTATTCCAAGGGCAGATTTCCAAGTAACAGAAGGAACAATAATGTAAGATAATTTGCGTTCAGCCGCAAGTTCTTCAATAACTCCAAGAACTTCAGCCAAAGTTTTCATAGTAACAACATTTCCATTTTGTAGCTATATATCTTCAAATGCCACTGTATCAATATCATACTATTCAATTAAATTTATTACCTTATTGCGGATAGATACTAATCTAGTCCCAACCTCTCCATCGCCAGCAGAAAAAGCTCCAGACTATATTAATTTTCCATCTTCAAATATGGCATATCCCGAAATGTTACTCGCCTGATCGAGGGCGAGTAATTTCAAGTAGAACCAAATCCTCCGGTTCTCTCTGCAGTTGTATTATCATCATCTATAACTGCATAAGGTACAAAGACTCCTTGACCAATACGGTCGCCTTTGTGCAAAGTTACTGGAGAAAGATTATTTATATTATAAACTTGGAACATAATATGTCCCTCATTATCGGGATTATTGTAATAATCACCATCGATGATTCCAATACCATTAGCAAGCATCAAACCAAGTTTCTTTGGCGTTGAACTGCGGACTGCCAGCTGAAGCCAGTATCCATCATCAATCTGTGCTTTGATGCCTGTTGGTACAAGTTTAATTTCATGCGGTTTTACTTCTACATCTTCTGCGACAAAGAAGTCATACCCCGCACTCTTTTTAGTAGCGCGAACAGGGAGCTGCGCATCGGGATATTTAGATATTCTTTCAAATCTCATTAGATTACCTCATAATCAACTCTAACTTCACTACCAGGTTCTTTCTCGTCAGTGAAGCTCTTATCAAGCGTTACTCTGAACCATTCGTCTACAACGACACCTTTCATTTTACGCTCTTTCTTTTCAACATTATATTTAGTTAGAATATAACGACCATCATTTTTTGCTTCATCAATTAGATTTTGTACAGCATTTTCTGATTCTACACGATATACTTCTTTAGTGGAAATTAGAAATTTCATATTATGGATTTACCTCAATATTAAGAATCATATTAGAATATTTAGCATTATCAATTTCGCTAATCTTTTGGGCGAGCGCATTGCAATAATCACCAGGGCCAAAGAGACGCAACTCAGAACTGCCATGCTGATAGCAGAAAGAAGCGAGCCCTTCACTTAAATTATCTGTATCTACATAATCAAGCAGTTGAGTAGTTCCATCTTCTTTGAGCGCAAAAATTGGCTGGCAAGCATCAAAAAGATTAATATCACATATAATCAATGGCATTTCACTACTCCTTTACCATATGGAAATAGATACGCAACAAACGTGCCATCAGCGCATTTAAACCATATTTCAATAACTGTTTTTGCATTTGTACTGCGTTCAATAGAAAGTATTGAACCCATGTCACGAATACAATTTATAATCTCCGATTCTGCGGCCGGCAGTCCTTCATCCGCCTGAAGACTAAACATTGTATAATAATTAAGATCTCTGCATAGCAGCATATAATACTCATCTGAAATTTCATCAAGGTACTGACGAATTATTTCTTTTTTCTTTGCTATTGTTTCTTCAGACAGCTCAGGTAATTGACTTACCGCAGCTTGATTGATTTCATATAAACTCATATTTAAAGTGGTATTCCCGCACTTACCCCATTTACCATCTTTAAATTCATAAAGTTCATGGCTGTCAGTGAGAAGTGCCTAATCGCCTTCTTTAGGTTTAATAGGCAACTTCTCTAACAGCTTGGCATTTTTAATCTTTAACAAGGTTTGTTACATAATCATTCAAACTGAATGATTTGCCTGTACTTGTCTGATTAATATATACAGTGTCGTCGTCTAGGGTTACACGGGGACCGGCATCATATTTAATAGTGAGTGGGCTATTTTCTTCACTACTGGTTGCAGTGGTAATAGTGCTATTATTGTTGCCACAAGTAGTGGTATATTGATAATAAGGAGTGGTAATACTTGGGCTTGTCCAAGTCCAATATTTGCTTCTACCATCCTAATAGCCCGCATCATAAATTTCATCCAAAAGTTTTTCAAGTTCATCTTTAGTGAAAACAATTTCACCTTTATTATTTGGATAAAATACTTTAATCTTCATTAAGTTCTCCTTTCTCTCTTAACACGAGGTTCAGAATAACTCCAACAATCAGCGCCAAAGCTGTTGCAGAGAAGCTAATTGTATCCCCGCCTACTACAAGACCACTGATACCAAGAGAAAGGACAGTTGATACAATAATCAGATTTTTCTGAACATTTAGATCAATCTTTTGGAGCATTTTCACACCAGAGCAAGCGATGAATCCATAAAGGATAATTGCGGCCCCTGCAAAAACGCAGCTTGGGATACTAGCAATAAATGCTTGGACTGGGGCAAGGAAACCAAGAAGTATGAGGATGGCTGCTGCTCCAAGTGTGACAGTTGCTGATGCAACACGACTAAATCCGACGCATGCAACTCCTTCACCATATGAGCATTCTCCAAGTCCTCCAAAGACTGAGCCAACAAGGTTTGCCATTCCTTCACCAAAGAAGATTTTTCCAAGTCCAGGCTTTTTGTAGAGGTCAACACCAATAATTCCTCCGAGCGCCGCATGGTCAGAAAGGCATTCCATCATAGCTGAAATTGTATAAGCAATATACATAATGATAATAGGAATGAGTACTGACCAACCTACTGGTTTCCAGTGAGTGAATGCAAAATCTGGAAGATTAAACAATTTCAAATTCTGGAATACACTAAAGTCAACTACTTCATAAGCTTTAGTTACTGTGAGAATAATTGCATAGGCATAGCCAATAAGTGTACCCAAAAGGAAAGGAAGAATCTTTGCGAGACCTTTTGCATAATGACTAATCAATGCGATTGAAATCATCGTTACAAGTGCTACACTTACACCCCATATATTTGTTACACCATTAATCTGTACATAAGAGAGAATGAAAGGCATAAGGTTTACACCAATAACTACTGTAACAGCACCAATTAATGCGGGAGGAAATATCTTATAAATTTTTTCAACTGGAACTTTTGTAAAGATAATTCCAAAAATTGAATAAATAAGACAGGT